AGCTTCTGCGGAAGAACAGGCTGAAATGAAAGCGTTTTTGCGCGAGAGTGTAGAACGCGAGCGTGGATTAGATTTCAAGGTCTGGTCATTAGACAAGCTAGAAAACGCCACCATCGAAACCGGCGACCCCTTGCCTAATCCTGTCATGTAGTTTCCCTAATCTCAAAGGGGTCATGAGCGAAACTCATGGCCCCCCTTTTTTGCTTTTTTTTCAGAGACTTTTCTGCAAATAGAGCCAGGGGGGTGTTATAGATATAGGAAATAAAATATTTAGACTAAGTAGGGGGGTTACTATAGAATATACCAAATATGAATAACATCCAATCTCCTTATCCTTCTATCTCTACGTTTAATCCTTATGCTTATTTGGCTGGTCTTATTGATGCTGAGGGATGCTTAAGACTTAATAAAAAAAGAAATAATAATAAAATAAAATACCGTCCTCAAATAGATGTTGGTGCATCTGATAAGATATTAATAGATTATTTAATATCTGTGTTTCCTGCTGTTATTTATGTTAATAATGATAATAAAAAAATAAATCCTCTATATAAAACAATGTATACTGCTCGATATAGGTCTTTGGCGACAAAAAACATATTAGAAAAGATTTATCCATTTCTTCGGGTCAAAAAATCCCAGGCCGATATTTTATTAAAAGCATTTATAATAAAAAACAATTTTATTTCTGGTTCCCATGTTTCTTTAGATGAAGAATATCAAAAACTCTATAAGGAAATCTCTTTATTAAAAACCATCAAAGCAAATAACTATAATACTTTACCGGAAATCAGCCCTTTTTCTTTAGATGATGAGCTTTCTTATCTTGCTGGGTTACTAGATGGGGATGGTTCTCTCACAAACAGACAAACAGAAATAGTCCGTAAAGATAGAAATAATAAAAAATACAAAATTCATATTAAACGCTTGGCAATCATGATGAACCAACCAGAAGGTCTTCTTTTTTTAAGTAAATGGGCCGATTCACCAATTTATAGGGCAAAACAGAATACCGTTTTCTATATCCAAATATCTGGACAAAAATTAATTAATATTCTCCAACAACTATCCCCTTATTTAATTCTCCATAGACAAACAGCTATAGATATAATTCACTAGGGGAAAAATACAACGGGGACTTCTTTTTCTAAAACGAAAAATAATAATAAAAAATAATTTAAAACTGCTGCTCAAGAAGAGACTCTCCACTTTGACCTATGCGGAAATTTATTTGGCGGGCTTCTTTTTCCCACTTACCACTCATTTGTGGTGGAATATTGGTAGCGGAAAATCCTGTGCCCAAAACACTAATATAGCCGCGCCCCTCTTCGATGAATGTCTGGAGGATTCCCGTTGTCTCACTTAATTGATGCAAACGATTTTCTAAATCTGAAATTGTTCCTGTTACATAGGCCATAGTAATCATTATTACACCTTAAACAGGAAAAGTAAATCGTGTGTAATATAGATTGTTAGTTTTATGTTAGTTCTTTTTAAATATGAAAGATACCAAAGATATGTCTCCGCGAGTTCCTCAACGAGATAAAATTAAAGGTGAGCTTAAGTTGCGTCCATTAAATTGGACTGAAAAACAAAAACAATTCCTAAACTTGGCCCTAGATAAAAAAACAAGAATTATATTTATCTCGGGGCCAGCGGGGAGCACGAAAACCATATTAGCGGTTTATGCGGCCCTGGAACTAATTAATCAAAAGAGAGTCTCTGATATTATTTATATCAGGTCGGCGGTTGAAAGTTCTGATTCTAAACTTGGTTATCTACCTGGAGAAGTGGACGATAAAATGGCTTATTATGGGATTCCATTTCAGGATAAGCTAGAAGAACTTCTTGATAAACCCTCCATCCAAGGATTAAAAAAAGATAATAGAATAACTATCATGCCCGTTAACTTCATTAGGGGGCAATCTTGGAATGCGCGAACCGCAATCTGCGACGAGGCCCAAAACATGACCAAAAAAGAAATCTATACTGTCCTTACTAGGATTGGGCGTTTTTCCAAGTGCTTCGTTCTAGCTGACCCAACGCAAAGTGACATTAATGGTAAATCGGGCGGATTTGAGCAATTGGCTCAAGCGTTTTCTGATACGGAGGGAAATGAAAATGGTGTTTATTACATGGAATTCGGAGAAGAGGATATTTTGCGCGACGACCTAGTTAAATTTTTAGTGCGGCGTTATGCTCTTATATCCGCAGAGCCGAAGAAGAAATAGGCAAGTGTAAAAGCTGCATTAATAATTCGGGCGTTTTATATATTTTAGGATGATTATTCTTAACATATATAACATATTCCATTTGAGGGACATAGACCGAACGACAAAACTCAGAGCAATCTTCCAGGCGGCGAAAGACCACGAAATCAATGCCCACCGCGTTATAGCGGGGGTTTGGTGGCTGAAACATATTTTCTTTAATAGCACGAATAGGGTCTAGCGGGTCGCGGACAATTATTCTATTAAATAATGCAATGACATGTTCTCCTTGATAGCAAAGTCCTTTATAGCTGGATATTAAATCTTTGGCGTAAAGCAATTTATCTTTATAATTCTTAGAGTTAAAAATAAATGGACTATTGGGGTGATGTTCTACTAGTAGTTTTTGGCAGCTAAGAAAAAAGGTTATCTTTTCCTCTTTTGTCATTTCTGAGAATAATTTAATCATAAGCGGCCTCTAGTAAAAATAAAGATGTAGCGGGTTTGGGGATTTTTCTTCTTATTTCTTTTATACGGTCAGCCCACACAGGGTATTTACTCTCTCGATATAATTGTTCTAGGGCGTAGAGAGATTCGGCGCGAGATGGTAATTCTTCATAGGCGGCGGTATAATTAAATACGGCGTCTTTAAAATAAGTGAAAGAATTATATTGGGCGCAAATATTTCCTATTTGATAATAGGAATAAAAAATCTCCTCTTTCCAACCCCCCAATACTATTCTTTTTTCATATGCTTTATATGCTTTTTGCCATTCATTATTACAATAATAGCTTTGGGCTAAATAAAACTGATAACGATTAATAAGTCCTGGTTCTACATCTTCGGCTAGAGCTTTTTCTAAAAGGGCTATGTCGTTAAGGTATTTTTGATTAGATTTGCGTCTGGAACTATCGTGGAGGGTGGCAATAGAAATATGAGGACAAAAGTCTTTGACGAGATTACCTTCTTCTAAATACTCATGAGTTACCCCAACATAATATAGGCATGGTTTGGTTTGGGTTAATCTCGGTAAGCGATAAGAAACTGTTCCATCTGTTATTGTTATATCATAAATTCCAGCCGAAAGACTATTTTTAAATTCATTATCTTCAGGTTTATTAATAATTAATACTTCATCAGCATCTATCATTAAAATATAATCAACGGGCTCTTCTTCGCAGCGGTGTAAGAGTAGACTTCGATTGTAGGCGAAATCTTTAAATTGTTCTTGGTAAATTTTAAAAGGAATAGTGTATTTATGTAAAAATAGAGCGATTTTTAAAATTGTATCATCATTTGAACCAGTATCAGTAATTACAATAACGTCTGGTTTTAAAGGTATAACACTGGAAAGGCAACGTTCGATAATTGCTGATTCGTTTTTCGCCATTATACCGATACCGAGTTTTTTCATCAAAATATTGTAAGTTTAAGATTTAAAAAGTATAATAAAACGATATGTCAACAAAGATTTTCTGTCATAACTGTGGAAAACAGATGCCCGTCAAGGTCAATTTTTGTCCTTCGTGCGGAACGAATTTATCTTCTTTGTCTTCTCAAATATCATCCCCTAAACCATCGACATTTGAACCATTTGTAGCTAAAGGAGATGATGATGACGAAGATAATAATTATTTAGATAAGTTACATAAGTTAGATATTCGTATTAATGGTTTGCAAGTAGATATCGTAAAAGATAGACCACCAGGAGAAACTTTAGGAAGTATAATATCTCAACCATCAGATGTCCCGCCCTCTCCCATTCAAAACAATAGACCTGCCAACACTCAAAATAGCAAAGATTTTTGGGCAGATTTTTCCAAAGAGGCCGGAACATTAAGAAACCAAAAAAACAATGGATAATCCAAAAACTTTCGAAGAATGTTTGCCTCTTATTGATGTTGAAATAGCCAAAAGAAAACATCGGTGGAATTTAACTTCTTTATCGTGGATGGATTATGATGATGTATCACAAATCATTCGTATTCACATATATAAAAAATGGGGACAATACAATTCCGAAAAGCCCCTGATTCCGTGGCTAAATGCTATTATCGGAAATCAAATAAAAAATCTTATTCGAAACAATTATTCTAATTATTCTCGTCCATGTCTTAGATGCGCGGCGGCGATGGATTTAGGATGTAAAATTTATGGAGAGCAGAGTTCTAAATGTCCTTTATATGCTCACTGGCAAAAAAGAAAACAAGCAGCTACCCATATTAAAATACCCGTTTCCATTGAGAACCATACCCAAGAAATAAGACAAATTTTTGATGAGACATCGAACGTATTTAGACATATTTTAGTTCTTCACGAAAAAATGAAAGAACTGTTAAAGCCCTTAGAATATAAAGTATATGAGGGTCTTTTTATTTTGCACGAAGACGAGTCGATTATTGCCAAAAAATTAGGATACATATCAAATGAAAAGGGGCGAAATCCTGGATATAAACAAATAAAAAATATACGCAAAAATATTATTATAAAAGTAAAAAAATGTTTGGCCGATGGAGATGTAGATATTTTTTAATATGGACGACTTAACCCTAACAGCAGAACAAGAACAAAATCTATTAAATCTCTGGAACTCTACTCCAGATAACCCTCCTGGTTTAAAAGAGTTAACGATGTCCATTTTTGGTCAAGAATGTGATGGTAGAAGTAAAGAGGGGAAAGCTATTAAAAAAGCTTTATCCAAACATAATATACGCGCCCGCCCGCAAGGAGAAAGGGAGGATAAAGAAATCACTTTAACAGACGAACAAAAGCTTTATATTGCTAATAATTCTGCAACCATGAACTCTTTAGAGATGGCAAGAATTATGTTCGCGAATCCATCGTTATCTAATCTCCACGCGGAAACTCGTGCGGTGAACGAATATGTAAAAAGCCTAGATACTCGTGTTATTTATAATCAGGCCGCAGAAGAAGATGTCCCTGAAAGTGCTACTTATGAACCACCAAAAACCATGGATAAGGTTTTGCGCCGTGTTAATAAGTATGTTAATTTTGTGTTAGACAGGGAAAAACTAACCCCTCAACAAAAAAAGGGTTTAGAAATGCTAATTAATTATCTTCATACATTTAGGTTCTTAACCCAAATGGCTACTTATGAAAGTCAAACTCATAGAAGCTTATGCGAAGATGCATTTATTCGTTACACTTATGATAAACCAGATTTAACTCAAGAAGAGGTTGACCAATATATCATTTTGGCCAATGAGGTCGTTCAGCAATTTAAAATTCAACGTCGTAGCGAAAATCTTCAGAGACAGTTAGAAAATATTACCGATGATGAACAACGGGGGGATGAAACTATTAGAATTTCCATGTCATTAGTTGAAGCGATTGGTAAAGCTCAAAATGAGGGAAACCAATGTATTACTCGTCAGCAAAAACTGTTAGATGACCTTAAAGAAAAAAGAAGCACAAGATTATCCAAACAAGTAAAAGATACAGCCAGCATTCTTAATTTGGTTCAGATGTGGAAGACAGAAGAGGGAAGACAAGACCTACTTAGGTTGGCTGAAAAAGAACAAAAAGCCATGGGGGTAGAAGTGGATAGATTATCTTCTTTACCTGAAATTAAAGCCAGGATTTTAGGTCTATCTAAAGAGGAAATTCTTTATGGATAATTTAATATGTCAAGAATGTAAGACTCAATTTGACGCCCTTAAATCTTTACATTTACATTTAAGGTCGCATAAAATTTCCCAGGTAGAATATTATCAGAAACATTTTCCGCGATATGACCAATTCGACGGTTCTATTATTAAGTTTAAGTCATTAGATTTTTATTTGAATAGTGATTTTAATTCGCGGCTGAATGCTATTAAGTGGTTAAAAAAGATTCCGAATAATCAGGCTATAGAATATATTCGCAAGTTTTTGTTGGAAAGAAAAGCAAAAAAAGGTCTTCGTTTTTTACCTTCTCAGGTGGAGTTGCGTTCTTTACCTATGGGTGGAATTAAATTACTAAATGAAATCACTGGAGACTATTTATCATTTGGTAAGGAAATAGGATTATCTTCTCGGTTTTCTTCTATTGAATTTGATGGAAATTGGAATAAATTTTCAAAAAAACATCGCATCATCGTAGATACAAGAGAACAAAAGCCATTATCATTTTCGATTCCGACAATTTCAGAAGGGCTGATGTTCGGAGATTATATTTTGAATGATATTTTGTTTTCATATGATTGCCACATAGAAAGAAAATCTTTGGGTGATTTTTATACGACTTTAAGCTTGGGATTTAATCGTTTTTTAAGAGAGGTCAACAAAGCTAAGGGTTCTTATTTAGTTGTTGTCGTTGAAGAACCAATGGAGGAAGTATACAATTTTATTTATCGTCATCAAGTTGTCGGAAAAACAAGAATTAGTCCAGAATTTGTTCTTCACAACATGCGAGAAATTATTCAAAATAATCAATTTCTTCAATTTTTATTTGTGAATGATAGACAGGATGCGGCGAAAGCTATTGAAAGAATTTTTTGTTCTAACGGACAATTTAGAAATATTGACCTTCAATATTCTTACGATATAGGAAATTTAATCTAATGTGGTACGAATCACCAAAATATAAAAAAGAAATAACAGACATTAATCACTTAATGTATAGTTTAAAAGGAGAATTAGAAGACAACGAAGCTAAACTGACTCTCATTAAATTTCTGTATAGAAATTTAGGTTTAACCACAGAACTATTATCTGGTATTCAACTATATCCTGACCAAATTGTAATCATTAAGGGATTATTAAATTCTAATTATTCCTTAAATGTATGGGGACGTGGTATTGGTAAAACTTGGTTGGCGTCGATTTATTGTTTTTTACAATGTATATTTTTTCCTAATACTTCTATTCTTGTCGCGGGGCCAACTTTTAGAACGGCTCGTTTTATTTTTAATCATATAGAAAAATTGGCCGACCAACCAGAAGCAGTTATGTTGGCCCAAGCTTTTGGTCATAAAATTAAACGAAACGATGAATTTCGTTGGAGTATTAACGGGGGGGAAATTGTTGCTATTCCTCTTAACGGAGAAAAAATCCGTGGTTTCCGCGCCAATGTATTAGTTATTGACGAGTTCTTATTAATGGGCGAGGAAATGGTAGAAAAGGTTTTAATGCCATATCTTGTCGCCACGCCCGCATGGGAAATTAAGCGAAGGAAAATGATTCGTGATAAAGAAACAGATATGATTCGAAAGGGAATTATAACTGAGGAAGAAAGAATGGTCTTTCATAATAATGCTAAACTAGTTGCATTATCTTCGGCATCATATACCTGCGAATATCTTTATAAAAAATATGACGAATTCGTAAAGCAAATTTATAGCGATAACTTGCCAGAAAATAAGGCTCGATACTTCGTAAGCCAATTATCATGGGACTCTATTCCTCCTGATAGAATGGATAAAAGTATTATTGAATTAGCCCAGAGCAATGAAGCTAATTCAGCCACTTTTCAAAGAGAATACTGTGCCCAATTTATTGATGGTTCAGATAGCTATTTTTCTATGAAGAAAATGATAGAATGCACTGTTCCTGACGGAGAAGAACCCACGTTATTATTACAGGGACATAAAGACAAAAAATATATCTTAGCTATTGACCCTAACTTTAGTAATTCTCCCACGGCTGATAATTTTGCTATGTGTTTGGCCGAATTAGATGATAATGGACCGGGAGCTACGATTGTCCATTCTTATGCCGAAGCCGGAAAAGATTTAAAGGACCATATTAAATATTTTTACTATTTATATACTAATTTTAATATTGTAATGATTGTTATTGATTATGCTGGATATCAATTTTTAGAGTCCGCTAATGAAAGCGAATGGTTTAGGAAGGATAATATCGAAATTAAAGTGTTTGATTTTGTTGCCGAAAAAGACGGAGCAGAATTAGAGGAACAATTAAAATTAGCGAGAAAAGGATATAATAAAACCATTCATAAGGTAGCTTTCTCTCAATATTTTACAACAGATTTCATTAGAAAAGCCAATGAACATTTGCAGGGATGTATTGATTATAAAAAGATTTGGTTTGGGGGAAGTATTAAGGGTTCGGCCAATTCGTTTGAGAAAGCGTGTTCGGCTAAGGTAAATTTAGAATTTGTTGGGGAAGAATCTGCTTCAGATTTAATAGATACTCAAGAAATTTTATTAAAACAAACAAAATATCAATGTGCCTCTATTGAGGTTAAAACAACCGCCAAGGGAACCCAAAGTTTTGACCTTCCACAAATCATGAAAAGAGATATGACTTCGACAAGAATGCGCCGTGATAGTTATACTGCTTTATTATTAGCTGCTTGGGGGATTAAATGTTTTAATGATATAAAACAAGCTCCAGAAGAGAATACTTCTACCTTCGAACCTATTTTCATTTAATTTAGTGTAAATATAAAATAAAGGTTTATGGATAGCTATATTCGACTCAGACAACTTAATCAACAGGATTTATCTGGATATATTTCTCAGACGATGTTCCCTATTTTAAGAGGGTCTGGTATTAATATAAGTGGTAAACACATTATTCCTACTGGTTCTGGCATCTCTAACCTTGGCTCATCTGGAAGCCCTTTTCAAGAATTATTTATTAATAAGATTTCTATCCCTTCTGGAAGTGGAGTGTATTTTGGGCCTCATTTTTTTACTGCGTATACATCTGGAACAAGTGCAGTTGTACAAGTTGGTTCTTATTATTTAACGGCCTCTTCTCAGGGTTTAACTATTATTGGTCCTTCTGGGGCGTCTGGGGTTACGGGCGTAACTGGTCCTAGTGGGGCAAGTGGATTAAGTATTACTGGGGCGACAGGCATTAATTCTACTGGTGTAAGATTTTTATTATCTAATGGGGCTCAAACTAACACAATTTCTCTTCCATCTGGGGCGACAGGTGCGACTGGTGTTTCTCTTACTGGATTTACCCAAAGTGGACTTAATCTTACCCCACAATTTTCTAATGGGACAACGGGTTTAACTATTATAATGCCAAGTGGTGCTACAGGGCAACAAGGTGTAGTCGGTGGTATTAATATTGTCGGAGATATATTTACTGGATTTACAGGGGGAGATATTGCCCCAAATTGGAAAATTTATAATATTAACCCAGATACCGTTAATAATCCTACTCTTAGATTCGTAAAGGGAATGACATATTCTATTGATTATAGTGGTTTAAAATTAACGGGTATTACTTTTCCAAATGGGTCTTATTATAATTCTAACTATTTTATTCAAAGTGGTATTACTGGTTATTTAAAATTAGTATTTTTTGATGATGGAGTTCTTGATACAGTTTTAAATAATCCTTCTACAGGACGATTTATCCGCAGCGAAAATAGTTTTGATGTTTCTGCTTATAATACTTTAGATGCTAATTTAACTACAGATGATTTAGTATCAGATATTATTGAGGATGTTAGTCGAAATAAAATAACTTTTAAAGTTAACTTTGACGCGACATCTTCGTATAAATATGGATTTCAAAAATATGTTTTCTCTGATGGAAGCGTAATGGATAGTTCAATGTATTGGGGATTTTATGTTTTAGGGAATGTTGAAACAAGTTATTTTGGTCCAAGCGGGGCAATAGGGGCGACAGGTCCGCAAGGAATAGCTGGTCCCCAAGGAGAAAGAGGGGCGATGGGACTTGGAACTTCTGGCGTTGGGATTACAGGTATAGAACGAAGTAGTAATGACATTAGATTTTTATTAACCGATGGAACAACAACGGATTGGACTTCTCTTCCGGCTGGTGGTCCAACCGGGCCTACAGGACCAGCGGGCACTAGTGGGACATCAATTTCTGGTTCTACTGGTCCAACAGGACCGACTGGACCTGCTGGGGCTAGTGATAATTATTACGCTAGTTATTATGTTACAGATATCCAAAGAACTGGTTTTTACGGATTTGATAGAACAACGAGCGGGGCGAGTACTTGGGTATTATGTACTGGAACAGGAAGAAGGTTTGGGCCGGGGGATAGAATCAGAACTACTATTTCCGCCATGATTGGTAATACTTATTCTTCAGCACAACAACTTATTTTTTCTGATGAAACTGTAACTGGTAGATATTTTTATGGAAGAGTAGATTCATTTAATACTAATGATGGGGCTATTGAATTTACTTCTTTAGACAGCCCTTATCCTCCTGCTGGATTAGTTTCTGGTAAAATTGAATGGTATAATTATGGGTTAGTAGATACCAATTTAGGAGGGTTAGGTTCTCAGGGTCCGACAGGCCCGCAAGGACCAAGTGGGGCAAGAGGGGATACAGGACGTTTAGTATTTATTTGTAATACTTCTCCATCAGGTTTATCTTCTTATAATTTAAGAACTTTAAGCGCATTAGAATATGATGCCTGGGATTTAAGTTTTACGGATGAGGAAAATTCTATTGCTTTTGATTTAACTAAGTTTTCAACAGGACAAACAGTATTAGTAAAAATAAGCAATCTCGGTGTTAAAACTACCGATGAATATAATTTAATAACATGGTATAACGATATTAGATTCCCATATAGCGTTAACGCGCCAGCTCCTAACCCAGGTTTAAGTACTGTATATACTTTTGTTAGATTTCCTGATTATATGGGCAATGATAGGATATATTGTACTTATTCAGCTAATTATAGTAATGCGGCAATTTAAAATAATAATATGAGAAAGAAAAAACTTAATTTAACTGATTCAGAACCATTTATGGTTTCGACAGCAGCCGAAGCAATTGCTTCGACATCAACAACTTCTACAAGACGGAATATTGCTGGGACCATTGAGAGAACTCAACGATTTCAAAATATTGATGATGGATTAGTTCCTTTTAAAAATAGCAGTAGCATATACGGAAGCGGTTATTCATCTGTAGATGTAAGGGATGCAATTATTCTTTGTCAAAAATGTTATTATAATTTCGCCGTTTTTCGTAATGTTATTGATTTAATGACGGAATTTTCAGTTAATA